ACTGGCCGCACTCCGATTGCAGCAAGCGCAGGACCGCGCCGCGCAATCGTCAAGAAGCGCAGCCGCTGGCATTATGAGTTTTGTACGCGCTGCCGCCGCAGTTGCTGGCGTAGGTTTGTCGGCTGGTGCAATCCTTGAATTAGGCGACGCATACACCATATTACAAAATAAACTGCGCATCGTAGCCGACACAGAACAATCGTTAGCTACTGTTACAGCAGAAGTATTTAAGGTTGCAAACGCAACACGAACGCCTGTTCAAGAAACAGCGCAAGCATTTACGCGTTTCGATATGGCAATGAAAGGACTTGGCGCAAGCCAAGAAGAATCTTTACGCCTGACCAAAACGATTAATGAATCGCTTATCACTTCCGGCGCAACTTCTACCGAAGCGGCAAGCGGATTACTGCAATTGTCTCAAGCATTCAACAAGGGTAAACTCGACGGTGACGAATTCCGCACTGTAATGGAACTTATGCCCGTAGCTGCTGACGCAATTGCTAAACAAATGAAAGTAACACGCGGCGAACTTTTGAAGCTTGCGCCAGAAGGCAAGATTACAGCCGACATTATGCGCAAAGCATTTGCCGCCGCTGCCGAAGAAATGGACAAAAAGTTCGCAAAGACGGTTCCAACACTTAGCCAAACAATGACCGTGTTGAAGAATTCGGCTTTGCAGTTCTTTGGCGAATTGAACAAAGCAGCGGGTATTACAGAAAACATTTCTAAAGCAATTCTGTTCTTGTCTGACAATATGAAAGCGCTTGCGCTCGGTTTAGCAATTGTTTCTGCCGCGTTGCTTGTCGCATTCGGTCCCGCATTAATCACGATGCTTTACGCCGCTACTTCCGCAGTTGCCGCGTTTACGCTCGCTATTGTAACCAATCCTATCGGGCTGTTAGTTGTGGGCATTACAGCCGCAGTTGCAGCCATCGCTTTGTTTGGCGATGAAATTTCGGTATCAGGTGACGAACTGGTTACGTTGAAAGACCAAAGTTTAGCCGTATGGTCTTTGATGAAAGATGGCGCAGTTATAGCAGCCGACACAATTCGCGCTGTATGGGATTCGGCAATTGATGTTGTAAATTCCAAAACGAACGGATGGGGCGAACAATTCCGCGATGTTGGAAACATGCTTATCAATTTTGCCAAAGGATACGCAAACGCGCTTATCGGTCTTATGACTGGCGCATATAACATAACAATCGCCATGTGGTCGAAGTTTCCAGCCGCGATTAAAGACGTATTTGCAATTGCCGTAAACTTCATTATCACTTCTACCGAAAAAATGATTAATTCATTTTTGGAAGGCATTAACACAATTACGAAAGTTGCTAACCAAGCGTCCGAAAAGCTTGGGCTTGGCAAAGTATTTGAAGAAAACTTGTCGGTATCGTTAGACAGTTTTAAAATGAAAGTTACGGGCGCAGCCGGTGAATTGGCAACAAACGTAAGCAAATCATTTAAAGACGCTTTTTCTACAGATTTTGTTGGCAAAGCAATCGACGCTGTTTCTAAGCGTGCAAAGGAAATTAGCCAAACGCGCATTGCAAACGATGCATTGCAGTCGGCAAACAACGGCGGTCTTCGCGGTACGGGTACGCCTGGGAAAACGCCGATTGATGCTAAGGCGGCAAAACTTGCCGAAACCCGCGCAATGGCGCTTGCCAAAATTAATGGCGAACTCAACAAAGAATTAACCGGCTTAAACGTGTTGAAACCGGCGCGTGAAATTCAATCAAAGCTTGACCAGATAGAAATTAATCTTGCTTCCAAAAAGATTAAGTTGACAGATAGCGAACGCGAATCATTGCGCGGCAAAATCACAACGTTGCAAGATGCCGCCGCAACACAACAAGCTTTTGACACGATTTATGAAAAGTCAATCGGTCCTGCCCGTGATTATACAGCGCAAATTAAAGCAGCTTCGGAATTGTTGAATCAAGGCGCAATTTCATCGGATAAGTATAAAGGAACTGTAGCCGCTGCAACTGAAGTATTTAAAGCTGCTGTTGATCCGCTTTACACGATGAATAAAGAAATTTCACAACAAAGCGAATTGTTGTCAAAGGTCGGACCACAACAAGAAATTGCGCAGCAAATGCAAGAAGTTAAAAATAAAGCTTTGGCCGAAGGTAACATACTGTCAGAACAAGAATTGATGACGTTGCAAAAGAAATATGAAATGTTGCAACAACAAAAAAGCGTCAATCAAGAATTGAGTAAAATTTATGGCGAAACGCAAGGCGCGCAATTGTCATTGCAAAACCAAGCTACTGCATTGAATCAAGCTTTTTCAAGTGGTTTGATTACACTTGACCAATATTCGCAGAAGCTTGTGAAGCTTGGCATAGATTCCGCAAACTTGAAAATTAACATGGGTGACGCAAGTTTTGCAGATATGGCAATCGCAAGCCTGGGAAGTTTGGTTGCGTCTTATGAAAACGTAGGTCGGTCGCTTACTGATTCGTTCGGTCAATTCTTCCAAAGCTTTACAGACGGCTTTGCGAATAGTGTGGGAAGGGCTGTTGTGTATTCTGAGAATTTGCACGACGCATTAACCAGCGTAGCAAAAGACGCAATCGCCGGTTTGATTTCAGCACTTGTAAAGCTTGGCGTGCAATACATGGTTAACGCACTTTTGGGCGAAACCATCGCGGCAACTGCAATGACCGCACAAACGGCGTTGTCTGTAGCAGCAGCGACCACAACAGCAGCCGCATGGGCACCAGCCGCAACGATGGTATCCCTTGCCAGCTTCGGCGCAAACAGCGTCCCTGCAATGGCTGGTATCGCGTCTACGGCTGCATTGTCCGAAGGCATTGCAATGATGAGCATGGCCGGATTTGAAAAGGGCGGTTTCACTGGCGGTGGCGGTCGCAAACAGGTTGCCGGTGTAGTACACGGGCAAGAATTCGTAGTAAACGCAAATGCAACGTCGAAGAATCGCAGCGCACTTGAAGCAATGAATCGCGGTGCAAGTGGCGTTGCAATGAACAACGGCGGCGCTAGTTCTAACAGTGGCGGCGGTTCAAAAGTTAACGTAACGATTCAAAACTACGGCACTTCTAAAGATTTTGAAGTTCAACAAATTAGCGAAAATGATATCCGTGTTATTGCGCGTGACGAAGCTAAAGCAATGGTTCGTAAAGAAGCGCCTAACGCTGTTGCCGCGTCATTAGGTAACTCAAACTCCAATATGTCTAAGTCACTTAGCAAAAATACCACTACGCAAAGAAAGCGCGGTTAATTATGGCACTTACTGAATTTGTTATACCGCCTGACCAAACATCTTATGTTGCTACGGATGGTAACGACGTAATTTCAACTAAGCTTATGGGCGGCGCTTCAAGATATCGTCGGGATTTGATTGGATCAACTGCAAAAGTTACAGTAGGTTGGACCGTAGGCCCGACACAATTTAAATACATTCGTGCATTTTATAATGCAGTTGCGGTAAAAGGTTCATTGCCGTTTTCAATTGGCTTGTTGTTGGATGAACCAGAAATAACAATACACAAAGCGTATTTTGTTCCTGGTTCAATGTCGCACAGTAGCCCTAGGGGTTTGACATACAATGTATCAGCCGAACTTGAAGTTTATCCAGCAGAAATATCCGAAACAGCAGCCGACTACGTTTATTTTTATAATGAATTTGGCGAAGCCTTCCCATATTGGGAAGATATGCTAAATACAATAGTTAACATAAGTTTGCCGGAAGATTTATAAAAATGTCTAATTACGCTGATTATTTTTTACGTTCAAGTTCAAGCATCGTTCAACTTGAACTTATCGAAATTTCACACCCAAGTTTTAGCAAAGTTTATCGTGTTGTGCGAAACGCTGTTGCAGGTGTTACCGTAACATTAGAAACAAATGAAGTTTTTTTCTTTGAATATTTTCCGCTGCAAATTTCAATGGGATCAACCCGCGATGATTTGGACCAATCTATAACAATAAATCTTGGCGACCTTGGGGAAATTTTGCCTAAAGAACTGGACGCGGTTAAATCCGCGAACACTTTTAGCACAAAGCCTGTTGTAACGTATAGGACTTATCGTTCTGATGATTTAACAGCACCCATGTTGGGACCAGTATTGTTAGAAGTTGATAATCTCGCGTTCAATAAAGAAGGCGTTTCGTTTGAAGCAAAAGCGCCATCGTTGAACGTGTCGAAAACCGGCGAAGTTTACAAATTGGATCGTTTCCCTATGTTGCGCGGTTTTTTATGAGCATTGACGGATTCTTTCATCGCAAATACAACGCAAACACGTATAATTGTGCACATTTCGTTTGCGAAGTATGGGAATCTCTTACAGGTCAAAGCCTTGCCGACCGGGTAGAAGGGCTGTTGCGGCCACGCGCCGAAAGGCATGTAAGCTTTGCCATGCTGCGCCGATTGCAGCGCCTAGAACGTCCGATTAGCCCCTGTGTGGTCGTTATGACCCGGCCACGTTCGGCCCCTCATGTGGGTATCTATTTGGATGGCCGTATATTGCATATCGAAAAAGAAGGCGTAACATATCAACCGATTGAGATTGCGTCTCTCGGATTTAAAACAATGGGATATTACAAATGAATAAGCAAGTTTTCTTGGCGTTGAATTCGCTTGATATTGAATCATGGACTACGCACGATGTTACAGACTTGTGCGAATTCTTGAAAAATCAATTTGAAGAATGGCCGGAAACTGCCCGAATTTATCACAATCACGTTTCACAAATTACAGACATTACGCCAACAAATGAGGCCGAAGTCGAAAGATTGAACGAACTTGAAGGCCCGTTTTATGTAATTGTTTATCCTGGTGCGCCGCTGGCCGCTTGGGTTATCTACGCAATCATCGCAATTATAATTGTTGCTGTTGTAGTATTGGCCGCAAGCGGCGCACCGAATGCAGCTTTGCGCAATACACAAAGTTCGTCACCGAATAATGAACTTTCCGAACGTACTAATAAGCCGCGACCGAATGGTCGCATTCCAGATATTTACGGAACTGTGCGAAGCACGCCGGATTTGATTGCAGTCCCATATAAGATTTTTGAAAACAATATCGAAGTCGAATACGCATACATGGCTATCGGGCGCGGTTCGTATGAAGTTTCCGATATCCGTGACGATAGAACATTATCATCTGATATCGCCGGAAGTTCCGTAGAAGTATATGCGCCATTTACTTCGCCAAACAGCGGTGATAGCCCACAAATGAGCGTTGGCGATCCTATCAATACGCCAGTATTAAGTGCAGTTCGTTCAAACAGCGTTAACGGGCAGGTATTGCGTGCGCCAAACGATCAAACGGTTGTTGGTCATAATAATATTCGTTTTGTTTCTCCTAATTTGATTCAGCACAAATATTTGATATCTGGCCCGAATGGTGATTTTACTAAAGATTTTGCAGCCGGTGATTCAATTACGCTAATTAATGCGTCTGAAATTTTGGCTACGTCTGGTTCAATCAAGACGATATTTGCAAGTGACACAGGTTTCTTTAAGTTTGTAATTCCTTCTTCAACTTTGCCGCCTGAATTCGTTGTTGGCGACAATCTTACGCTTTCATCGGCTTTATTCAATGCTGCCGACGAAGATGATTTTATTTCAACTACATATGATTTGTCCGGCGTTTACGAAATTTCTTCTGTAACTCATACTTTGGAAGGTGCGACGCATTATTGCAACGTTGCGCTGTTAAGTCCTTCGTACACAAACACTCAATGGGGACGCGCCGATGTTGAAATAAGCGCGTCTGTTATTGTTCAAACTATTGATGGTTCTTATATCTTTAATTTGGATGGTGACTATACTATTGCAACTGTAAGCGCACTTGAAATTAGTTTAGTTTCGCCTTCGACTGTTGATCCAGAATGGGC